AATGTAAACACATTGTTTACCAGTTTAACATCATAGCCTAATTCGGCTAGCAGACATAATTTATTGATTTCTATATCTAACTTTGACAATTCAGCTTTCCAACTGATTAAGTTCCCACGATTTTGATTAGTGGCATTAGCAAAGTTAATAATTCTACGCTTAGTGTCCGTTGCAACGATTAAGTTATCATCCATATACCCTTTGATAATTGTTTCTACATTGCCTATTTTTTCGCCCTCACATTTACGATATTTTAATAAGCCTTTGAGGTCATAACCGCATACTTTCACATCTTCTGCGGTCTGCTCGAGATATAAAATAATCCCATAATTTTCATTATGAGATATGAAATAATTTTCTTTTATATGTTGTAAGTTGGGACTATTAAAAGGCAAGTGCATTTCAAAGCTCCCTACATCATAAAACCTTTTAGTCCATTGAATTGACGTAACTTTTGTTAACACACAAAGAGGATTTAAAGACTTATCTAATATTTTAATCATGCTTTAAACCCCCACATATAAATTATAATGTTCGGCTACAATTGAAATATAGTTGCTTGCATAGTTAATGCCCTCAATTTCATTCGTGCCAGGCATCAATTTTAAATCTAATTTGCTATCATTCGTAACCTTATGTAGTATATTCCCGTTTACGCTACTTGTAATAGTGATTTCTTGTGTGTCTATCGTGACAACTTCGCTATCCGCAATATTATAAGCTATCCTTATAAAATTACCTGTAGTGTTGTTTATAACCTTAAAACCGTCAACCCCTGCTGTTGTACCCTTACCAGTAATTTTAATAATCATAGAACAGGATACATCACCATCATTTATAACGATTGATTTATTTGTGCGTGTAGTGATAATTAAAGGTAATGTAAACAGTGTTGATAAATGGTTAGTGCGCTGAAATACATTGTTTATGTAGATGTCTTGTGCTTTCCAGTAAAAATTGTATAAGTTAAAATAAACTATAAAAGGCAATCCAAAACCTGTTTTAATGCCGAATTGTGGTAACTCTGCAATAGCCTCACTAAAATATGTATTATGTCCGTCATTATAAGTCAACGTGTCTTTTGCTTTGCCATTACAAGCATTTACAAGTTGCCTGCGTAGAGCGTACAATTCAACATCGCTATCGGCTAAAATATAACCGTTTAAAGTTACTTTGCGTGGTTCATAGTATGATGTCAAAATATCCTGTCCGTCCTGCTCCAAGTATGATGCAGTTTGATAAGATGTTTCACCCTCATTTAGTCCATCTACCGTGCTAAATATAAACTTTTGATACTTAGCAAATGTTATTCCGTTAAATTCAAAACGTATCATTATAAGGCCCCCTGTAACGTCAATTCCATCATACTTTTTTTCTGTGTCGCTGCGACTACACTTGGAGTTGCTGTTGGCACATAATAATTATTCTCAACATTGATATTTTGTCCGCCACTTGCCATAGTGGTATCAATATATTGCTTTTGTTGGTCAGTTGTGTATCCTGCCTGTGCCAAATACGTTGCATTTTTCTGTGCCTTTTTAAGCTCTGCTAAAGAATTAGTAACACCAATACTATCAGGTAAATATGATTTAGTTTTAGCCTTCAATTCATCAACTTTATTGATTAAATCAGACATAGTGCCAATTTCGGTTAGCATATCATTTTCAGCTTGAAGGCTCATTAAATGCTGTGCACCATATACATCAACCATTTTCTGATAAGCAGTTTTAGCAATATCAACTTTTTCCTGTTGAATCTTCATAGTATCATTAAGGCTGTCAACTTCTTTATTTAATTTCTCTGTTTCACTAGCATTTTTACCCGTGCCCTTAATCCAATTCTGAAATTTAAGACTTATATTTTCGGTCAATTCGGTTATGGTATCAAATACATCTTTCTTTGTTTTCTCTACTTGTTGCTTCTGGTAATTTACAATCTCCAAAGTGTATTTTTGCCATTCTGTAGAACCCTGTACAAAATATTTATCTCTTAAAATACCTAATGTATCATAATATTGTTCTTGTGTCTTTTCTCCCATATCAAGAGAAAATTTTAAGTCTGTAAACTCTTTATCTCTGGCTTCCTCTGCAAGTTTAGTTTGTTCTTTTTCAATTTTAGCCTGTTCACTTGCACCGTCTTTAACCTTCTTGGTCTTTTCATCAGTACCCCTAGCAACTGCAACTACTTGCTTTGTTGTTTCATCCTTAACAACCTTAGTTGTATCAGTTGAATACTCGGCAATTTTAGCTATGTAGCCATCAATTTCTGCTGTAGCACTTGATATTATTTCTTTGTTTGCCTTAACAATCTCATTACCTTGTCCAGTTGAATAGAAAACAGGTGTACCATTGTTTGTGCGTGTAATTTCACCATTACTTTTTTTATCTTCACTATCTAATGTAATCTGTGCATCCGCAATTCTTTTAGCTGCTAAATCAACTTTTTCCTGATATGCTTTAGACATTGCTTTAGCTTTAACCATATTGTAAAATGATGTTGTTAACTTGTCTATTTCTTGACGTTGTAAATTCCACTCACCAGTTTCACCATTTATTTGTAATTTCAGATTAGGAATTGAAGAATTTAACTGATTTACAATTGCATTCATTTCCTTTTTCTTTTGTGTAGCATCATCAGTTAATAATGTACCACTCTTTACTTGACTATCAAGGTCATACAATTTATCTTTTAGAATCATTACTTTATCAGCGTTTGCCATTTCAGAATTTGCATGATCATCAATAGATTGTTTCGCTTTTTCATAAGTCATTGCAGATTCTTCAAGTTTAGAATTTAATGAATCTTGTCCATCTGTTAAATTTTTAGTAACATTTGTATAAGTTATCATAGCTGCAACAATAGCAGCTATTACCATTATCAGTTTAGTAATACCATTTGCGTTCATAGTTGCTGTCAATATAAGTTGTGCAACCGATTGCGCTATTGTTGCTAATTCCCAACTTTTAATTACAAGTACCATAGCACCAATGCCAGTAATTAAAGCACCTACCCCACTTGCCATAGCACCAATTAAAATTAATAATGGTGCTACTGCTGCCACTACTAATGCAACAACAATTATTGTCTGTTGTACAGCAGGGCTTAAATTTGAAAAGCTATTAGCCCATTCTTGAATTTGTAATGCAATCTGCCTAATTGTTGGTGCAATATTTTGCTCAATTTTAATAGCTGCGGTTTCCAAACTTCCTATCATTTGCTCAATACTAGATTTTGCATTATCTTGCATAGTTGTTGCCATTTCTTTAGCTGAACCATCTGACTTTTTAAAAGATTTTGTTAGTTCATCAAGTTTGCCTGATCCTGCATCTACTAATGTCATCATTCCTGATAATGCCTCTTTACCAAATATCGTTGCTAATGCATCAGCTTTCTTTTCGTCCGTTAACTTCTTTGTAGATTTTGTCAAAAGTTCAACAACATCTTTAAAGGGCAACATTTTACCATGAGCATCAAAAGCATTAAATCCAATATTACTCATGGCTTTTGCTGCTGCATCACTTGGACTAGCTAAAGAAATCAAAGAACCTCTTAGAGTAGTTCCTGCCTGTTCACCTTTAATACCACTATTGGACATTATACCAATGGCCGCTGATACTTCCTCAATACTCATTCCTAATGCATGAGCTGGTGGTGCTGCGTATTTTAAAGCCATACCCATATCCGTTACATTTGCATTTGTGTCAGCTGCCACTTTTGCTAATACATCGGCAACGTGTCCACTTTTATCCGCATCAAGTCCGAATCCTCTTAATGCACTAGCTGCTATATCACTGGCTGTAGCTATATCTAAACCACCACTTGCAGCCAAATCTAACATACCAGGCATTGCCTTCATAATCTCATCTACATTAAAACCAGCACTTGCTAGATTTTCCATGCCTTGTGCTGCTTCTTTTGCAGAAAAGGCAGTATCTTTGCCTAACTGTAATGCCATATCATTCAAAAGTTTAAAACTATCACCCGTAGCACCACTAATAGCTTTAACTCTGGACATTGCACTCTCGAAGTCCATGCCTACTTTTACAGAAGCTACGCCAACACCAACTAATGGAACGGTTACCCCAATCGCTAATTTTTTACCTATATCCATTGCATTTGTGCCAAACTTAGTTAGGTTTTCACCAGATGTTTTGATGGATTGTACAAACTTATTATTTTGTATTTCAAGCGTTTTTAATGTCTGTTCAGTTGCAACAATTTCACGCTGTAGTTTTCTATATTGATTTTGATTGACTTCACTACCCTTAGACATTTCACTATCAGCAGATTGTTGCGCCTTTTTAAGTGCATCTAATTTATTTTTAGTGGTTTCAACATTATTTGCAAGTAATGCTTGCTTTTGTGCTAATAACTGAGTATTCGTTGGGTCTAGTTTTAATAGTCTCTCAACTTGTTTTAACTCGGTCTGCATAATATTGGTTTGTTTATTAACCTCACCCAATGCCTTTGTTAAGCCTGTGGTATTTCCCCTAATTTCAACGCTTATCCCTTTTACGTTATCAGCCATTATATATTCCCCCTTTCAAGATAAATAAAAGCACCTACAAAATGTAGATGCTTTTATTTATTCTTTTTAATTATTTAAAATTCATCATTATTTTTTCTGCAATTCCAGAGGCTACAATAACATTTGATACTATTGCTAATATGCTTAATATTGTAAAATATGTTAGCATTGATTTTATAGAATTTGTATTTCTATCAATATTTTTTAAAGCTATCAACTTTCTTTCTTCTATTGGAAGTAAATCATTAAAATCATAATCGCAATAGTCGCATTTGTTATTTTCACTTTCTTTCTTACATTTAGGACATATCATCTTAATCACCCTTTTTATTCCAATAATACCACATAAGCCTAAAAGTTGTCAATATCCTTTTGACTTGCTTCTTCTGTATGTTCTGAATTTTGCCATAAATACTCTGTAGTTAAATCTATTATTCCACCAATATCAAACATATCAAGTTCTGCGATACTGATATTGATAGGCTTTAACATTAAAATATAGTTATCAACTGTTAAAGCCTCACCATTACCAGTATCGCCATCTAGTTTTTTAGGTTTATCGTACCCATTGATTTATTTATTAAGTCTTGCAAATGCGGTACAATCTCCATAATTGGGAATATATCAAATGTGTCAAGCCATTCCCATTGCGTAGGGATCGTTGGATCGGCTACCCTTGCATAAATCCATGCAATATTATAAAATATTTCAAGATCTAGCGTTGATATATCCGTTCCAACCTTTTCTAGTTTCATTAAATCAGCAAAAAAGTCACGTTTGAACTGCGCCTTATATCTGAGTGGACTACTGCCAGAACTTTTAAACCGTATATTTTTACCATCAATAGGTATAGTAATTTCCATTATGTAAATTCCCCCTATACCGACGTAATAACATTTACTGCCAACGTTTTAGAAGCTCCAACACTAAATGCAAATGTCAAGTTTGTAAGTCCATTTGCTAAAGTAGCAAGATATGACTTTTTGATTGTAATAACATTACCAGTCACTGTATAATCAGTTGTTAGCGTTAATGCGGATGCACCGTTCAAAATTGAAGTCAAGGTTTCTACACCAGTTTTAATAATATTAATTACTGCATCTGATTGATTAGCTGTTTTCTTATCGAATATAATATCATCTGGTGTAATCTGTGTACCAATGGTGGTGTTTTTCAAAGTAACTGCATTGAACCAGCTATTATAAATACCTGTTGGTGTTGTATCAGAAGTTTTATATTTGATATCACCAGTATCCTTTGCTGGACGAACTTTCACATTAAGCTTATCAGTCTTACTTCCTGCTTTATCCCCAGCTGTTGAACTTTCCATATCAGGTTTAGAGAATAAGCAGTTATACATAATGTGTCTTATTGATTTTGAATCACCTTTAAACTCAAACAATAGTGCTTGTGGTTTTGGTATATCATATTTGTTTTCAACGATACAACCATTACTATCAATAACTGCACCCAAGCAATCAACCTTGTCTTGATCGTTAAATATTTGAAATTCAATATCACCATCATATCCCAAATTCTCAACAATTATTACATACTGTGGCTCATCATCGGCTGGAATGTCCGTAATATTTGTCAATCCTTTAAGATTGATATTTACTGCACCTAGCATTGCAACTGGTACACCATATGTAATAACACCATTAATCTCTGTTATTGGCGCACGATACACATTTTTCAAGCCATATTTTATTTTGTTTCCCATTTTTATTTTTCCCCCTTAAATTTGTATTGTATATATGGATTCATGCATAGATTCACTTGGAATATCCGCTTCATCCATTTCGTAAAATATCCCTGCGTTGTCAAGCACATTTTCTAAGACAAGCTCGCTTTCAGGATCTTTATAATCCGTGTATAACTCTATCCTATAATAATTAAACTTATGCCATACCATATCATCCGCTGATATGCCTTTTCGACTATTGTTAATAAAAATCACAAAAGGTAAACTTACAGAAGTTTTGAATTTTAAATATGCTACTGGAAAATTAGTCTTTTTAAGTTCTATAAATAGCTCTGCTTGTGTCATAGTCTTAAGCCCTCACTTACAATTGAAACGCATAAATCTTCAAACCGCTCTTTTGCACGATCGGCGTTTTTCATTATATGTGCTTTGCCATCTACACGTTCGCCGCCTCGCTTGCCATGACCAAATTCGACTAAATGTGTAAGCCAAGGCTTGTTTTTGTTATAAACAACCCTAGAGTTTTTAAGTTTTTTCCTTGTCCATCCTTTTTTGTAATTATCTGTACGGGATGGAGAATCTTCTCTAATATCTTGCAACAATTTTTTTGTTACTACGTCAACAGCTTTATTAACGCTGTCCTCAACCTCATCACTATACATCTGAATTTCTTGTGTAATGAAGTCTGATAAATCGTCAATATCAATATTAACCATATTAAACACCTACCTTTGATGTAACATAAAGCTCGATTCTTTCATCGTCACGAAGAAAAGTCCTATAAACTGAATAGTTTTTTTCTTTCATTATAATTATTTCTTGATTATTATATTCAAAGCCCCACATTACAATCTTATATTCTGGCTTAAAACCACTTTGTCCTGCACTGAAAAACTCACTTTGTGCTATGCTATCAAGTGTAGCGAAATATGTATTTTCAGTTTTTGTTGATTTTTGATTTCCGTTTTCATCGGATTCAAAAGTTTCGGACACTAATTTTATAACACAATCTTTGCAAATTGTAATCAACTCCATTCACGAAAACCTTATAATTCCAAACTATCCATTTGTAATTGCAACATGAGTGTTTTAAAAATTGGGCTAAATTTTACTTCTCCACTTTTTAACTCCCATAAATCCGTAACAGCAAGTACAATTAAGCCCATTGCGGTATCGGTTTCTATCATTACATCACTCACACCAGCACCAGACATATAAGCTTTTACAAAAGATATTTTTTGGAGTATTAAATTGTCAAAATCATCAGCAGTTTGTTTCAATGATTTTTTGCACTCAATTACTAGATCCAAATCACTCATATTTACTCACCAGCTTTTACTTTTGATTTTGCTTTAGGTTTTATTACCTCAGCTTCATTTGTTTCAACTGAAACTTGTGGAATTACCTCAATGATATCAATTATTTCAACTGAAACTTGTGGAATTACCTC